TCAAAATCGGTGGAGCTGCATGACAAAGTCATCGGGCATTATCTGAACATAAAACACTATCAATAAGTTGGAGTCATTACCGAACCGCAGTTTGCTCAATGACTTTAATAAATTAAAGAATCATTCCTTTGACAAAAATTGTATTTATAAATCGGTTTATAGACCGTTTAACAAATCAAATCTATATTTTAGCAGGGCGTTAAACGATATGGTTTATCAAATGCCTCAGCTATTTCCAACAGCCGATTCTGATAACTTGGTTATTTATATTAACGGTAGTGGCAATGGTGGGAAACCGTTCTCTGCATTAATAGTTAATGCAATTCCAGATTTGAATATGCAGCACTCAGGTGGGCAGGGGTTTCCTTTATATTATTATGAGAAATCTTCGAGTGATGAAGTAGTTAAAGAATACAAAAGGAAAGAAGCAATTTCTGACGCAGGATTGTTTTATTTCAAAGACTTTTACTCAACTGAAAGCATAAGCAAAGAAGATGTTTTCAATTATGTATACGGATTGCTTCATTCTGAAGATTATCGTGGACGTTATGCTGATAACCTTTCTAAGGAGTTACCGCGTATACCTTGTGTCAAAAAATATGACGACTTCGTGATTTTTTCTCAAGCTGGACGAGATTTAGCCTTTTGGCATTTGAATTTTGAAGAAGTCGAGCCATACAAAGCAACTATTGATTCTGGCAACTTAAATTATTCTCAATTACCGAAAGAGGATTTTTATGTAGAGAAGATGAAGTTTGCTAAAAAGGCTGACAAAAGTACAGTCATCTATAAAAACAAAATACGGATAAAAAATATCCCATCTGAAGCCTATGATTACGTAGTAAATGGTAAACCTGCACTTGAATGGGTAATGGAACGACAGGGTGTTTTAACCCATAAAGATAGCGGTATTGTTAATGATGCCAATGACTGGGCTATGGAAGCTATGGGAAATGCGAAATACCCATTGGAACTATTTCTAAGAGTTATCACTGTAAGCCTGGAAACTCAGAAGATAGTAAAAGGATTACCTAAACTCGATATATAAGTAGATCAAGAACAGGATGGTGTTAATCACCATCCTGTACACAGGCTATAATAATATTATTATTTATTAAGTTTTTCCGACTTTCATTAAAGGAAAATGTCTTTATATTAAAATTGGTTTGAGATTTATAAATCTCTTAGATTATTTTATGATTTTTTTCTATGTATTTTTTGAAGAGAAAATGAGTGATATTACTCTCTCTCAATAACTTTTATTGAAGGGTTTAATTATAGAGGTAACGTTCTTTAAGCGATTTTACACAGTCTTCCAGAGTAGTGAGTCAGTAGATAATTCCTATCTGTAAAAAAATAATACGGAACTAATATCTGTGAGTTTGTTATCTGTAAAATGAAATTTTTTACGTTGCTTCGTTCTTACCACGTAACGGACAGTGAGCAGGAACATTAGGTTCACTTAAGCGATACATAGCCACATGACTTCCTTTTCTAACCGAAGGGAAGAAAAGCAAGGGGAACTCAAAGAAGCAAGCGCAGCGGCTTCGCAGAGTTAGCCCTTGCTTCTCTTATAATTGGCATTATTCATTCAAGAACAATAGGATCTTCGCTTGTACAAGCGAAGCTATAATAAAAACAATCAATTAATTATTTTTAAAGTATTAAACAAGAACCTATTGACATTCATAAAATACAAGTTATTTATAATGTATGCCATAAATAAAAAGTTTTATGTCATATGTATCCTGCACTATGTGCAGTTAATGTACCACTTGTCCCATAGATGGGAATATTGGAAAGGTTACTTTGTTTTGAAGTAGCCTTTCGTCCTTCAATATTAACGATTACTTATTGCTATTACCAAGTCCAGTCGAATCGAAGAACATCTTTTATCTGAAACGACTCCTAATACCCGGTTAAAGCCACAATATCTCTCGCATACGTAGACCAAAGAAAAATTATGATATTAAATATGTGATTTTTTTTAGTGTTAAGTTGAATAATTAAATACTGGAGAGTTTTCTGTGCACTACCAATTGCTGGTTCATCTGTTCTGCCGCTGATGTTTCTGACGAATCTCCCGGTGACACAGAACTGTCCCTCTCTACCAGCCTTTATTCGACTCAATGTCCGGCTGCTGATACGAAGTTATCCCTTCGTATCAATGGCTTACACTTAAACGTAATGCTTTGGTTGCTGGCGTATCTGACAGCTTCTTCGGCGTGAAGGTCGTTGTGTAAGTATACTTCTTGGTTTATTTAGGCTATATAAAACCATGACTATGACTTGCTGTTTTCAGTAAGAGTCTTATCATCCAAAGAATTTATTCTAGAAATTCTTTTTAACTCATTAAGATAATCAACCTCGTTTTCTAAGAACCAATGAAGAACTTTAGAATTGCCAAGTAATTTATTAATATATGACTGGATTATAACGAATTTCAACATATCTGAACCATACTCGGTTTGAAGCTTTTTCGTTTCTTCCGAAGTTGTTGCCATTTCTTGTTCCAGACGAAGTATGGTTTTTTTTATGTCCTTTTTATAGGGAGTGTTTTTCCCTTTATTTACTATCATCGATGCCGGTGTTGCATCCAAGATGCTCATTGCAAATTTTTTACTATAATTATCAAAATTAATCATTGTACCGACTGCTTCAATTTGGCGAATTGGCTTCATTTTCCTCAAAACGTCAAATGTAGCCTTAGGTATAGGTTTATCAGAAAGTTTCGCAATTACACTTGAATCTATGCCGTTCATCACATTCGCTTTATCTTTTATGGCATCAACAGATATGCCCAAAGCAGCACTAAGTTTTTCAATTGATACTTTTGCCAGAGACTTAATTATCATTCTATGTTCTTCAACTACATTTATATGATTCACTTGTTTGTTAGGAGTGAAAGCATCATCTATGCTCGAAAGTATACATGGAGCTTTTTCTATACCTAAGTCTTTTAAAGCCTCAACCCTTAAATGGCCATCAAGTATCTTAGTGACATCTTTATCTTTGTCATAGAATACTATTATTGGTTCAATAATACCTAAGCTTTCGATAGAGGTAACTATATGATGATATTTATGGCTTCGCTTTACGTTTTCTAATAATTCCTTAGATGGAATTAACTTATTAGTTTCCAGGTAAATAAAATTATCGCCAAAACGTATCTGAATCATTTTAATACCTCTTTGTTTACTGGGGTTAATATCTGAGATGGTAGTTCTGAAAGATTCTCTTGTTCAAGTATATGTTGAAAGCTTTTATTCATCATTATGATGTTAAAAATCTCATTTACTATTAGTAGGTTGGTTTTTATGAATTTTGAGTTGTTATAAACAGATTTATGTTCAGCGATACTATTTTCATAAAGCTCAATCAACTCCTCTGCAGTCATCCTTTTTGATGGTTTGTGATAATAAAATCCGGCTGCTTTTGCACCTTTATTCCCAACTGTTCTTTGATTTAGAATGTGTTTTATCTTTATAATGTCCCGACTTTTTATTAATTTTTTATCATATGCTTCGGTAAGAATATCTTGTGCTTCCTCAGTTTCACATCTTGCAAATTGCACTGCGAGATACAGAGGCAAATTACCCCGTTCGACTGCTGAGAGAAGTTTATGCTCTCCCTTATCAAGTAGCATATTAATACTGCTCACCCAGTTCGATGAATATCCAGTAATCTCACTTATTTCGGAGTCTGAAAGTCCTCTGATTTTCATGTCTTTAATCACCTGTAATAACTCATTAGAACGTGGTCTTCTCCTTGCAATGTTTTCAACTAAACTCATAACGTAAGCATCTTCTTCTGATACATCTCTTATAATTGCTGGAATAATAGTTTCACCTAATGCAACGAGAGCCTCTATTCTCCCTTGACCACAAATTAAAGCATATTTGAAATCGCCTTCATCAATAGCTCTTACGCTTATAGGCTTGCTTAATCCTCTTTTTTTTATGCTTTCCTTTATTTCTTCATGCACTACCTTATTTCTTGTTCGTGGGTTAAGAAATTTTATTTTTGCAATCTCAATTTGAATTATTGGGAATTCATTTTTTTCAGGCAGCATATAGTTCCCTCACTTTCATGCGAGTAATAATTTGTAGAAGTTTATCAAGATTATCAAATCTATAGAGATCTAATCGAATGTTGTTTGTTTCCGTCATGCACATTTTATTATATTCGTTTTCAATCTTTGGTATGATATAAAAATCAAGAGGTGAAATATTTTGTGAATTCATTCGTATAACAATTGTTATGTCTGCTTTCTGTGAGTTATCAAACCGGACTTTCCATCTAAGTTTACCTGATTTCATATGTATGCATTTAGTAACAAGGACGGAAATTAAAAACTCATCATTGATGTAAAGCATTGGGGCATATTTATACTCGTCTATATGACAGTTGCTTTTTAAAATTTCACCCTTAAAATCCTCAATTATCTCTGAGTAAAATGATCTTAGTGCTTCATTTATTTTGAGATAGCTGTAATCATGTTCTGGCTTATAACCAATCAAAGTATATGCTCTTAAAAGACCACCAAATCGGGTTCTATAAACAGAAGATGAAGGGCCTGTATCATCTTCATCAATGATAAAGCCTGATAGTTTTCCATTAGATTCTAATTTTTGTTTTAGTTTTTCTAATAGATCTTCATTAGTCAAATGAATGGATCGGAGCTGAATTATTTCTTGAGCTTTATTGTATTTTTTCTTTGAAATAATAGGTTTATATGCCTTGTCACATCTAACCCATTCATGTTTGGGGTTTTTTACAAGCCTACTTTTTAATTTAGATGAGGTTTTGTTATATATGTTGTTTCCAATATATTTTTCATTTGTCAAAATTTGATGTATTTTTGCACGAGTCCATAATGTACCATTTTCTGCAGGTATGTTCTGTTCATTTAATCTCTCAGCAATAATGAATTCTGGGACGTTATTATCTATAAAGAGATCATATATTCTATTTACAATTTTTATTTCATTTTTTGGTCCCGGAATTAATATTACCCTATCTGTTTGAATACTCTTTCTTTTGCGGAAACTCAATATTTCTTTAGCTATGCCATTTTCGTCTACTAAAAGACGTCTCAGCCCATAACCAGCCATACCGCCTTGATGATAACCAAGCTTTATTAAATTTACTTGCCCTATAAATACCTTTTCAGATAGATTCCTGCTGTGATATGCAGCACTAGATCTTTTTATATTCAGTATAACAGAGGACTCTAAAGGGAAATCTTTAGTGGGTATAGGTTCGGAACAATATATAAGATCTACACCATTTCTCTCAAATAGAAAGGAATAATATGCCGCTTCATCACTATTTTGAAAACGACCAAAACGGCTCACATCATAAAATAATACAGCCTGTATATCTATTTTCTTTTGTTCTACATCGCTAAGTAACTGCTGCAAAGAATGCCTGCCTACGATACTGACTCCGCTCTTACCTGAATCATCGTAGGTATAAGCGATTTCCATATTGTTCTTTTCAGCATAATCTTTGATATATTCGGACTGATTATGTAAAGAATATTGCTGATGGTCGGTAGACATCCTCAAGTACTGCGCGACCCTAACTCTATGATTTTTGTCATTTTCGCTAGCCATGCACGAAACCTCATGGATGATTCAATACAATGTAGTGGATAAAATTGATCAAATTTTAACCGAATTCAACTGTTTTATCATTGATTAGAGCGAATTTGGTAGATCTTCGAGGTGTATGATAATCGAGAAGAGATGTGAATTATTTAGCTGATATGACCGACAGCTTTCGTTATGTGGACTCAATGTCCCCATTTGTAAATGGCTATGCTTAGTCCACATAGGTTAATGGTGTGATTATTAATTCTTTAACTAAATCAAGATAGTTAATCCATCATGGGAGAGTTATGCGGCAATAACTTTGCATTTTTGAGACGAAACATAGTCACTCCACCATTGCATGAGAACCACCCGTTCAGTGAGATACTCTGCACGATTGTAGGCTGCAATTATTTCATCTTTCTTCGAGTGGGCAAGGGCGGCTTCTAAGACATCAGTCCTAAACTTGCCAGACTCCTCAGCAGCCGTTCTAGCAATGGATCGCATACCGTGAGCTACAAGCTCACCTCCGAAACCCATACGGATTATGGCCGCATTAGCTGTTTGTTCATGCATGTGATTGAGTGGAGCTTTGATACTGGGGAACACCCACTCTCTATGCCCGCTGATGACTTTCATTAAATCCAAAACTCGCAAAGCTTCTTTGCTCAGTGGAACTTTGTGAGGCTTCTTCATTTTCATAAACTCCGCCGGGATGTTCCACATGCCAGTTTCAATATCAATATCTGACCATCTTGTGCGAACAGCTTCACCTGGGCGAACCCATGTGAGAAGTTGCCACTCAATCAGTAGCCTTGTTTCCAAACGGATAGAAGCATTGTTTAGAGCAACCAAGAAGCGAGGGAGTTCGGAAGGGGGTAATGCTGGCATATTCTGTTTTTTTGGCTTGCTGAACCGTTGCCCCAGGTTGTCTGCCGGGTTGAATTCTATGAGTTCTTCTGTTGCTGCATAGCGGAAAATTTCATTCAGGCGGGATATGATGCGGCGAAGTGTTTCAAGGACACCTCGTTTTTCTATGGGTTCTAAATGCTGTTTAAGCATTTTAGGGCGAATCTCCTTAATTGGGGTATCACCCAATGTGGAAAAGATATTTCTCTCTAGGCTTCGCCAGATGTCGTTAGCATGATCTTGGGAGATGCCTGACGTTTTGACTTTCTCATCAAGCCACTTCTTGGCTACTGCTTGAAATGTATGTTCCGTGGCATCTTTCAGTGCATTGGCTTTTTGGTTGTTATGAACTTGGGGGTCTATACCATTTGTAAGCAACGACAAGTATTCATCACGTAAAGCTCGTGCCTTCGCAAGTGTAAGGTGAGGATAGGTTCCTAAGCTCACCTTAGTTCGCTTTTTGGTCACAGGCACTGCATATCTGAAATACCAATTTTTCTTCCCTCCCTTCGCCAGGGGAGCGATTCGCAACAGCAAACCATCGCCGTCAAAAAGGTTAACCTCTTTTTCGGCAGGTTTGGTGCTTTTGATTTCAGTGTCAGTGAGCTTCTTAGCGATTTTGGCCATGTTTGGGACCCTCGATTTTAGGACCCATCTTCGTGGGTCCCATTCAGGGTGCCATAACTCGTAGTTCTCAGCAATTCTCACTAGACTACAATAGACGTAAAAAAGCCCGCAGAGCTTGTGCTGTGCGGGCTTAGTAGACTTTACTGAACTTCAGTACATCAATATTTGGTGGAGCTGGCGGGAGTTGAACCCGCGTCCGAAATTCCTACATACCATTTTTACACTAACGAAATCATATTTTTTCATTCTAAATCATGATGTTAGTGTTAATCTGTGTTTGCTTGTTTTACTTGTTTTTAGTGCTCTGCCGCCAAAGTGCCGCCATTTATTAGCGATGCCAGTTGAGGTTATGAAGTGGATTTTTGGTAACGGCATCTTCCAGATGATCCGGTGCAAAATGGGCATAAATCATGGTCATTTTAATATCAGCGTGCCCTAAAATATCCCTCAATACTAAAATGTTTCCGCCGTTCATCATAAAGTGGCTGGCGAAAGTGTGGCGCAGAACGTGGGTACATTGACCTTCAGGTAGTTCAATTCCAGCTCGTTTTACCGCACGCTCAAAAGCCTTTCGGCATGGTGTGAATAACTTTCCTCTGTTTTTGGGTAATTCTTCATACAGTTCCTGAGAAATAGGAACAGTTCGGTTTTTCTTTCCTTTTGTTTTGGTATAGGTAATTCGATACTTTGATATCTGGTTACCTTGCAGGTTTTCGGCTTCGCTCCATCTTGCCCCGGTTGCCAGACAAATCTTGGCAATCATTAGCAGACTGGGACTTTGAGATTCAGCACAAGCGTCAAGCAGGCGTTTGATTTCATCAGCAGCAAGGAACGCCAGTTCACCCTCTGCAATTTTGAAAGTTGGCAGACCGGCGAGAGGGTTGGGTGCAGACCAATGTCCCAGCTTTTTCAGTGTGCCAAAAACTGAGGATAGGTTACGTTGTTCAAGGTTCACCGTTCTGGGCTTAACTGGTGACATGAGCACACCATCTTCGTTTTTGACCTCACCTTTTAATCTGGCTTCCCGGTATTTTGTGAAATCACCTGCTGTCAATTCAGAAGCGATGGGATCGCCAAGCCCATTACAAATGATTTTTAACTTAGCCATTAATCGCTTAGGGTCAGCGAGTGTCTGACCGTACAGGGAATACCATTGCTCAATCACTTCTGACAGTTGTCTCCGATCTTCCTTTTCTCCCAGCCAAGGTTTCTTGTTTACCTCGTCCATGGTGAAATTCTCAAACGCAATGGCTTCGCCTTTCGTCGCAAATTGTTTGCGTACGCGTTTGCCATCTCGCCCGTTTGGGTAGCATTCACATAACCACTTTCCGTTCGGCTGTTTTCTGATGGTCATATCAAAGGCTCTTAATGATTTTCAGTGCGCGGCCTATTACCTTAATGTCATCCAGTTCGCACTCAAACGATGAATCATCCTGATGCACTACTAATCTGTTTCCCGGGAGTCGTGTCAATTTTACAATGCTTTTTATCCCGTCGATGTCCACTAACCACGTACCATTTACTGGTGGTGTTTGGTTGCGATCTATTAAATAAGAATCACCAGAAGTAGTCACCAGCAGCAGGTTGCTTGAGTCTGAGGGGAGTATGCTGCTATCAATGATTGCTTTTCCAGCATCGACCAATAAACCACCGTTGAGAGTTGCCTTTTCAATTTCAGGAGATACAAGCTCAGAAAGAGGTTTAACCTTGCTGGGGTTCACGGAATTGATATTTTTTTTAGGGTCAATGTTTGAACCTGGCTCGCCCTGTCCGGTGGTTAGCCATAGTAAAGAAACTCCTGTTTCCAAGGCGCACTGAATCACCCATTCTGCGGGAAAGCTATCTCTTAAGTATCTGTTTGCCATAGTGCTTTTTGATGCACCTAAGTGATCGCAAAGTTGCTGTCTGGACTTGAAATCATAGGCTGCCATTAGTCTATGGATAGCCTCTCTTCCCCCTGTATTCTCGCCAGCTTTTACCTGTATCATTTCTTAATCCTATTGACGTATCAAATATTGGATCATAGTATCTCGATGTATCAAATATTGAATCTAATAAAACAAGATAAAACTACATAAACCAAACCTTAATCGAGAGATACTGCACTATGAGCAACGACATTTCAATTCGTGTACCAAAAGTGATGGCGACACCTGCAGAGTTCGCGGAATGGGAAGGCCGCTCTCGCGGTTCGGTATATCAAATGATTCATAATGGTAAACTCGCTAAGTTTTTGGAAAGAAAGGAAAAACCGAAAGACAGAGTATGTATACGTTACCTTGAGTACAAAAAGGAACAAGTCAGGAAAAACATGGGCCAATCCAATTTCAACTTTAATGTCATCGTTGGTGACTAAGTTCAATTATGAGAACTTTCTAAGGTGGCAGCATGTTTGATTACAAAATTTCCAAACATCCGCATTTTGATGAAGCCTGTAGAACTTTTGCACTACGTCACAATATGGCGAAGCTGGCAGAACGTGCAGGAATGAATGTTCAGACACTGAGAAACAAACTCAACCCAGATCAACCGCATCAGCTCACCGCACCAGAAATCTGGCTGCTTACCGATCTGACTGAAGATTCAACGCTGGTAGATGGTTTTCTGGCTCAGATTCACTGCCTGCCATGCGTACCGATTAATGAGGTGGCAAAAGAGAAACTGCCACATTACGTCATGAGTGCAACCGCAGAGATCGGGCGTGTTGCTGCAGGTGCGGTATCTGGCGATGTAAAAACCAGTGCAGGTCGTCGTGATGCTATCAGCAGCATTAACTCTGTAACACGACTGATGGCGCTGGCTGCTGTTTCATTGCAGGCCCGTTTACAGGTTAACCCTGCGATGGTGAGTGCAGTTGATACCGTGACTGGCCTCGGTGCTTCATTCGGTTTGCTGTGAGGTGCTTATGTTGACGAAAGAACCATCATTTGCATCGCTGCTGGTAAAACAAAGCCCGGCAATGCACTACGGTCACGGCTGGATCATGGGTGAGGATGGTAAACGCTGGCATCCATGTCATTCACAAGATGAATTGCTGTCTGAATTGACCACGAGGAAACGGAGAAAGTCAAAATGTATGCAGCGGAAAGTGAAGTGGTTTATCAGTTTCGTTACAGAGGGGAGAGTTATTCAGTACCTGAAGATGATTTGCTCTGTTGTTATCCGTCGTTGTCGGGCGATGGCAGTTACTTTTTCACGCTAAGGGATGGGACGTTTTTACGGGGAGAGCAGGTTAAAGAGACGATACGAAAAAATGTATCTCCTCTTGAACGTTACCGTAAGAAAAAAGAACGATAGTTGCGTTTGGGGGATATGAATTATGGCAATTAATGGCGCTGCGGCGACTGTTCCATTAAGCCCCGGTGAACGCCTGAATGGACTTAATCACATTGCGGAGTTAAGGGCGAAAGTATTTGGCCTGAATATTGAGTCAGAGCTTGAGCGGTTTATTAAAGATATACGTGATCCACGGGATATCAATAACGAACAAAATAAACGAGCACTGGCTGCCATATTCTTTATGGCAAAAATTCCAGCTGAACGTCATAGCATCAGCATTAATGAGCTGACCACTGACGAAAAGCGGGAGTTGATTAAAGCAATGAATCATTTTCGTGCAGTGGTGAGCTTATTTCCCAGACGGCTAACCATGCCGAATTAACCAACTAATGAAATTAATGGCGTAAACCCGCCGGGCATCCCTTTATCTAAATTCAGGAGAATTGATTATGCGTAATATTGAAATCCTCACGACTAAAACCGGACCGGATGATGCAGGGCTTAATATTTTACTGACAGAGGCTCGTCTGGAAGAACGCCGGGCAAGGGCTGAAGCAATGGCAGCTCGCCTTGATAGCCTGGCGTGTCATATCTCATCCCGTCAGCTAAACCACGTGGAAGCGGCAGAACTGCTGCGTGTGACTGCTGAAGCAATCCAGAACGAAGCGCAGGAGATCCACTAATGGCTGATGCAATGGATCTCGTACAGCAGCGCGTTGAAGAAGAACGCCAGCGCCATATCCGTGCTGCCCGTGCCAAAACACCGGGTGTGTCTCGCGTGCTTTGCATTGAGTGTGAAGCGCCAATTCCGCCAGCACGACGCCGCGCCATTCCGGGTGTGCAGCTTTGCATTACTTGCCAGGAAATCGCAGAGCTGAAAGGCAAACATTACAACGGAGGTGCTGTATGACAAGGGCAGTGCGTATCCATCAATTAAAAATTGCACCTAAGTATTTCAACGCTGTGGTTGCAGGTCAAAAGACGGCTGAACTTCGTAAAGACGATCGTGGCTATAAAGTTGGTGATGTTCTTTCTCTTTGCGAATGGAAGCATGGCGTATTTACGGGTAGGGAATGGGCCGCTGTTATCTCTCATGTGTTTCCGGTTAATGACGTCATGGCAGTTTCAGAACAATGGGTGATGCTATCAATTCGCCCATTAACCCCATTAGAAGCTTTAGGATATGTTATTGCCGGAGGTGCTGTATGAGCACCATCCTGAAATGGGCGGGAAATAAAACCGCCATTATGCCAGAACTGAAAAAACACCTTCCAGCTGGCCCGCGACTGGTTGAACCTTTCGCGGGTTCCTGTGCGGTGATGATGGAGACGGATTATCCAAGCTATCTGGTTGCGGATATTAATCCTGATTTAATCAACCTCTATAAAAAGGTTGCCGCTGATTGTGAATCGTTTATATCTCGCGCCAGAGTTTTATTTGAGATCGCAAACAGGGAGGTAGCTTATTACAACATAAGGCAGGAGTTTAATTACTCAACTGAAATTACTGATTTCATGAAAGCGGTATATTTCCTGTATCTCAATCGTCACGGTTACCGTGGTTTATGTCGCTATAACAAGAGCGGGCATTTCAATATTCCCTACGGTAATTATAAAAATCCGTATTTCCCTGAAAAAGAAATTCGCGCATTTGCAGAAAAAGCCCAGCGGGCAACGTTTATCTGCGCCAGCTTTGATGAAACGCTGGCGATGTTGAAGGCGGGGGATGTGGTGTATTGCGATCCGCCTTATGACGGTACGTTTTCCGGCTATCACACTGATGGTTTCACTGAAGATGACCAGTATCACCTGGCATCCGTTCTTGAACATCGATCATCAGAAGGTCATCCAGTCATTGTTTCTAACAGTGACACATCCCTGATTCGTTCGCTGTATCGCAATTTTACTCACCACTATATCAAGGTAAAACGCAGCATCGGTGTGGCAGCTGGCGAGTGTAAATCAGCAACAGAAATCATCGCTGTTTCCGGGCCGCGCTGCTGGGTGGGATTTGATCCTTCGCGTGGCGTGGATAGTTCTGCCGTGTACGGAGTGCGTGCATGAGCCATGCTGATATGAACAACTGCAGCGGCTTTAACGAGGTCGCAGCAGCATTCTCATGGAGCAGCCCGAAAAAGGCCATTAACCCTTATCTGGACCCGGCGGAAGTTGCGCCGGTTTCTGCGCTTTCAAACCTGATCACTCTGTACGCTGCCGATAACGAGCAGGAACAGCTGCGCCGTGAGGCGCTGAGTGATCAGGTCTGGGAGCGTTATTTCTTTAATGAATCCCGTGATCCTGTCCAGCGCGAAATCGAGCAGGATAAGCTCATTAGTCGGGCAAAGCTGGCGCATGAGCAGCAGCGTTTTAATCCGGATATGGTCATTCTGGCGGACGTCAACGCCCAGCCTTCCCATATCAGCAAGCCGCTGATGCAACGTATTGAATACTTCAGCAGTCTGGGCAGGCCAAAGGCTTATTCCCGCTATTTGCGTGAGACGATTAAGCCATGTCTGGAACGACTGGAGCATGTACGCGAGAGTCAGCTATCCACTTCTTTTCGCTTTATGGCAAGCCATGAAGGGCTGGACGGCCTGCTGATCCTGCCTGAAATGAGTCAGGATCAGGTGAAGCGCCTGTCTACCCTTGTTGCCGCGCATATGAGCATGTGCCTTGATGCAGCTTGTGGTGATTTGTATGCCACCGATGACGTTAAGCCAGAAGAAATCCGCAAGACATGGGAAAAGGTGGCAGCGGAAACCCTGCGTCTGGATGTAATCCCTCCTGCGTTTGAGCAACTCCGTCGGAAAAGAAACCGCCGTAAACCCGTGCCCTATGAACTCATTCCGGGTTCGCTGGCGCGTATGTTGTGCGCCGACTGGTGGTATCGGAAATTATGGAAGATGCGTTGCGAATGGCGGGAAGAGCAGTTGCGTGCTGTCTGCCTGGTCAGCAAAAAAGCATCTCCCTATGTCAGCTATGAAGCCGTGATGCATAAACGTGAGCAGCGCCGTAAGTCGCTGGAGTTTTTCCGTTCTCATGAACTGGTGAACGAAGACGGCGACACGCTGGACATGGAGGATGTGGTAAACGCCAGCAGCAGCAACCCGGCGCATCGCCGCAATGAGATGATGGCCTGTGTTAAAGGTCTGGAGCTTATCGCGGAAATGCGCGGTGACTGCGCCGTTTTCTACACCATCACCTGTCCGTCACGTTTCCATTCCACGCTCAATAACGGCAGACCAAACCCGACCTGGACAAACGCGACGGTAAGACAAAGCAGCGATTATCTGGTCGGCATGTTTGCTGCATTTCGTAAGGCGATGCACAAAGCCGGGTTGCGCTGGTATGGCGTGCGGGTGGCTGAGCCGCATCATGACGGCACAGTTCACTGGCACCTGTTGTGTTTCATGCGCAAAAAAGACCGCCGTGCCATCACTGCATTACTGCGTAAGTTTGCCATCCGTGAAGACCGCGAGGAGCTGGGCAATAACACTGGGCCGCGCTTTAAGTCTGAGTTGATTAACCCGCGCAAAGGAACGCCAACAAGCTACGTCGCGAAATACATCAGTAAGAACATTGACGGGCGTGGTCTGGCTGGCGAGATCAGCAAGGAAACGGGGAAATCCCTGCGTGATAATGCTGAATACGTTAATGCCTGGGCGTCTCTGCATCGTGTTCAGCAATTCCGCTTCTTTGGCATTCCGGGGCGTCAGGCTTACCGTGAACTGCGATTGCTGGCTGGTCAGGCGGCAAGGCAACAGGGGGACAAAAAAGCAGGTGCGCCGGTACTGGATAACCCACGCCTTGATGCCATCCTGGCTGCTGCTGATGCTGGTTGTTTTGCCACCTACATCATGAAGCAGGGCGGCGTACTGGTTCCCCGCAAATATCACCTCATCAGAACCGCTTATGAAATCAACGAAGAGCCGACCGCCTATGGCGATCACGGCATTCGTATCTATGGCATCTGGTCACCTATTGCAGAGGGCAAGATCTGCACTCATGCCGTGAAGTGGAAAATGGTTCGTAAGGCCGTTGATGTTCAGGAGGCGGCAGCCGACCAGGGCGCTTGCGCCCCTTGGACTCGTGGCAATAACTGTCCCCTTGCTGAAAATTTGTACCAACAAGGGAAAGACAAATCAGCTGATGGAGATACCAGAACGGATATCACCCGCATGGATGACAAGGAGTTGCACGATTACCTGCACAGTATGAGCAAAAAAGAGCGCCGGGAACTGGCAGCAAGGTTACGCCTGGTGAAACCGAAACGGCGTAAAGACTACAAACAGCGAATTACAGACCATCAGCGACTGCAGCTCGTGTATGAACTGAAGTCCAGGGGATTTGATGGCAGCGAGAAAGAGGTCGATTTACTGCTTCGCGGCGGCAGTATTCCGTCAGGAGCAGGCCTGCGTATCTTCTATCGGAACCAGCGTTTGCAGGAAGATGATAAGTGGCGAAACCTGTATTAATTACGCGGGTTAACAATTCGTGCTCTTAATAATACCAGGCATATCAGGCTGATGAGCGTAAAAAAACGTTTTACATCAGTAAGATTATTATATACTGTAAATATAAACAGTGGTTATGTATACAGTATTGCTTTGGTGTCATAGGAGGAAAGATGCAGGACTATTTTTTGGAGTCTTTGAAGCTCCAGCGCATTGATTTTTTTCTTAAGCTTGTAGCGGCTAGTGAGTGTAGTGATGAAGAGAAGGGGCTGGCCCTGCAGTGGGTTTCTGAACTGACAGATGAACTCATGGCAAAAATCAGAACCCACGAATACAACCGCTCAATGGATGTCATCAGCTGAGGTGACTTTTATGCGCATTGAAATAATGATCGATAAAGAGCAGAAGATTAGCCAGTCTACACTGGACGCCCTTGAATCCGAGCTTTACCGCAATCTGCGCCCCCTGTATCCCAAAACGGTAATTCGTATCCGCAAAGGTAGCTCTAACGGTGTGGAACTGACCGGACTGCAACTGGACGAAGAAAGAAAACAAGTGATGAAAATTATGCAGAAGGTGTGGGAAGACGACAGCTGGCTGCATTAAGAAACGTTGCTGGCGTCTGAACTTGTTTCTGGCGTCAGCAAGGTTGAACAACGAGCCCTTGCGAGGCGTTAGCTCTGTAGTGCATGTCTATGCCGCATGAGATCGCATGATCGTTTGAGGATCGTTTTTGCTAAGGCCCGCCAGGAGTGGCGGGATTTTGCTTATGTCATGCAGGCGCATGAAAACCGCTACATAAAGCGGGCAGGCGTGGCGGGGATACGAGCGCGCGCTATGTGGTATAGGCCTTAATTTAGTATGATTCAAGAGTGTCGGGATCTTTGCGCTGATCAGTCCTAAGTTATATGATAAGAAAAATGCATAAAAAAGGTTCGGTTCATGGGGTTAGGATTAAAAGACGCTATTGTGCATACCGCTGCGTTTCATCAAAAGGAAACTAATGAATTGCAATTGCCAAACAACCATTGGCATCCTGGTTTTATCACTGTCTTAGCAGCTTACGTGAATCATCACAAAATTACCGAAGATAACTGCGTTTTGTCATGCCCTGACTATATGCGAGCTATCAATTTACATGGTGCTTTATGGGGCGAGGATCAGTATCAACAGGAACGTGTAAATGTTGGAAGAAATTACAGTTTGGTTACAGCATTAACCAATGTTGAAGCTGTTGACGTTGCCACTGGTAGTATTAACAGTTGTGTAAGGCAGTTAACATTCCCTGATCGTGATCCGAGAGATTATCCCAAGGGACTTACAGATCTAACTCATGTTATAGGTGAGCTTCACGATAACGTTTGGTCGCATGGAAAATCAACGGGTTTTTCTTTTGCACAACGTTCGGCTGTACCCCACACACAAAGAAAAGAGCACTATTTAGAATTTTCTTTGGCGGACTGTGGGTTAGGATTTCTCCGAGAATTGCGGCGAGCTGGTATACCCGGAATTGAGACTCACCAGGATGCGATCGCATGGTGTATTCAAGAGGGACATTCATCTAAGCATGCTGATTTGCAGGATGATTGGGCACAGCAACTTCCCCAGGATTTTATTGGGGGTAGTATGTTTGGTCACGGGGTTTCGGTCAAAGAAAAAGATAATAATCATCAAGGGCTTGGGTTATATCACTTGATGAAATTGATAAAAACATATAATGGGGAATTGCAACTGGCTTCAGGAAATGTATGCTTAGAAGCAATAGGTGATGAAGTGAGCTATACTGAATTACGTACTAAATGGCCGGGTGTAGCAATTTCTTGCCGTTTTAAGATTCATGAACTGGCAGTCGATAAAGATAGCGAAGAAAATGACCCTCAGCTTATGGAAATAATGCGGGCGTTAGGAGGAGAGTAATGAACAAAATCGCATACAAGTTACCCGAGGGTGACCTGGCTTCGCGCAATCAGGCTATCCCCCAACGACACAAGATTGAAGGGTTCATTAAAGAAGGGTATACCGTAGATTTGGACCTGAGCGGTGTTTATTCAATTTCAGAATCATACTCTGATGAAATCTTTGGTGTTTTGGTAGTGAAATTCGGTGTAACCAAAGTTTTGAGTCAGGTTAAGGTTCGCAATGCATCCCCTTCAATTTTAAAAAGTATTGCAAAAGTGATCCAACGTCGTAGCAATGAAGTAGCATCAAAAAAGGTTCATTCCGTTGGATTTGATGGTTTATACGCCGTTTGTTAATATATGGTTAGTTAGATAAAAGGCGCTGAGATTAGCGCCTTTTCTTTTATTCCTGAGCACCTAAAACATAGTCATCAAAACGTATTACTTCTGCACCCAGCCAGTCGTTCAGCTCCTGCAGTCGCTTTTGCAGTGGCATCAGTTCATTGCGAACGAAGACACGGCTCGCTTTTTCCACATCACCAAAGCCGCCAGTGTTGTTGGGAATGATGCCCATCATTTGTGGTGGTACGCGATGAGCCGCCATCATGTCATCGCGGCTGACGTTCTTGATGTTCAGAAATTCATCCTTCGCCGCAACTTCCGACAACGGGATAATCTGAATGCCATCTTTTTTGCCGTTAGGCGAGTACATAAACAGGTTGCGGAAGTTGCCCGGCCCTTTAGCACTTTTCATTGCCTTGCGGATGTTGTTCACATCCTCCTGGTTCTGCGCGGCGTCGGTCATGTACATGATGAAGCCTGCGTGGCTGCCGTTAATGTAATACTTGCGGCGGAACAGCGTGGCGGATTCGTTGAGCAGAGCTGACGGAATGGCAGAAAGGTAACCCGGCAGACCATAAATCTCCTGGTTGATATCCGGCTCCATCAGGTGGAAGACGTTACCTTTTGTGAACTGATACGGCTGTGTCGTCAGGCTGTATTGCACAAACCAGTATGTTTCAAGGTCAAGCCCGCGCCGGGTGTATTTTGCCAGTGCAGGCTCCAGCGAAATAACTTCACCAAAGCGATTCGTGCGCTTCTCCAGATAGGCGTTACCAAAAACCAGATAGTCCTGCACAAAACGGGTAAATGCCTGCTGGCTGAGAAGGCGATGTGGAATATAGGTACTGCTGATGATGTCACGTTTAACACTGATCGGGGAGCTGTGGTGCACGGCGGCGCGGAAGGTTCGTGCCAGTCCGTCAAAACTGACGGGCGGCTCATACCAGCGATCCATCTGTACGCATTCCACATAGTCCAGCAGTTCGCGGCGGTCCAGTACAGGAATGGGATCACCAAAGCTGAAAGCCTCAGCAACGGGTTTTTTAGTTTCTTCTGCAGTTACGGTTTCGCCTGGCGCGATATGTTCTTTCATCAAAAAATCTCCACAATATTGCTGGTATTGGCGGACTCGCCCTGCAGCGGTTCGTTAAACAGTGCGTGCATGGTTGCCCATGCCAGATCGGCATGGCTGGCTTCTTCGCTGCGGCTGGCTTCGTAGGTCGGGCGGTTGCCACTGGCGGTGGTGGCGCGACGGATTGCCATGAATGACTGCGCAATGTCGGTATGTCCGGCGTCAAACTCCAGACGGCGGTGGCTGATAATGTCGTAGGCCTTGAGTACCAGGGCGTTTTTAACGTTGGGGTTGTAGACAAACTCCCGGACGGCAGGAAAGAACGCTTTCACGTTCTCGTAAACCCCGTGACCGACGCCGGTTGAGTCGATACCGATATAGGTCACGTTGTACTGTTCAGTCAGTTTTTTGATGGCGTCCGCCTGGGCGCGGAAGTCCATCCCGCGCCACTGGTGACGCTCAAGAATGCGAAACTTACCGCCCGGCACGGCTGGCGGAGCCACCACCACGCATCCGGCGCTGTCGCCGTTCTGCGTACCTTTTGCCGGGTCATAACCGATCCACACTTCGCGCCAGCCAAACGGGCGCAGGGCCAGTGCATGAAAGTCGGTCCAGACTTCCCAGCTGTCCACCATGCACGCCTGCAATTCGCTGAGCGGGAACACAGATGCGAGATCGTCAACGAACTCGCACATCAGCAGGTTCTGGTATTCGTCCGGGCTGTACTCCATGCGCAACTGGTCGAGGTCGAACAGGTTACAGCCGCCGCGCACCGCATCTTCCACGGTGACTATCTGGCGGTATTGCCCGTCTGCGCACAGCAGGCCGGGGGCCAGATTGCTGTGGGACAGGTCGATGTCCACCTTGTCGGCTTTGTTGCGCCCACGGTTGAACAGCGCACCGGACCAGAACGGATAAGCACTGTGTGTCAGGCTGGATGGCGTGGAAAAATAGGTCTGTCGCCATTTCTTGTGAATAGCCATACCGGAAGCCACTTTGCGCAGCTCCTGGAATTTCGGTATCCAGAAATATTCATCCAGATACAGGTTGCCGTGGTAACTCTGGGCCGTGCGGGCATTGGTGCCGAGGAAATACAGTGTGGCCCCGTTGGGAAGCACCATCGGATCGCCTTTCAGCTCCACCTCCACTTCTTTGGCGAAGTCGATGATGTACTGCTTAAAGACGTGAGCCTGTGCCTTACTGGCAGAAAGGAAAATCTGGTTACGTCCGGTAAGCAGGGCGTCAATCAGGGCTTCACGGGCAAAGTAAAAGGTCGCACCGATCTGGCGTGACTTCAGCAGGTTGCGGATGCGGTTGGTTTTTCCGGCTTCCCACCAGTGGCGCTGATAGTTGAACATGGAGGAATGGAAGATTTCTTCCAGCTTCTCAATCTGTTCATCGGTGAAAACGTTCTTTTCCGGCTGACGACGCGGGCCTTTGTTTCGGTTGGCGACGTTAGGGTTTAAGTCGGCTTCGTTGCCGCCATTGTTAAACTTGCCGATCCGCGCATGGCGCTCCGACTGGCGCGCCAGCAGGTCAATCTCTTTGAAATCTTTCCCTTCTTTGTGCTCCTTCATAATGAGCTGGCAGTAGCGTGCGGCGGTGGTGAGCTGCATCTGATCCAGCGGCCCATAGTCACCCCACTTGTCGCGTTTTTTCCAGCTGTGAACGGTTGCAACTTTCTCGCCCAGCATTTCAGCAATGCGGGCTACGCGGTATCCCTGAAAGTACAGCAGCATGGCCTGCCGACGGGGATCGAGATCTGCGGGTGTCAGTGTGGTGTTCATGGCACAAACCTACAGCCTTGAATGAAGGCTTTCCCCGCCTGCGGTTTGTGTGGCTGTCGGTACAAATACCGCGCATTGTTTCACTGCCCCCATCACCGCAACCATAAGGCTCCAGTAAGTTTTTTCTAACGGAGCACGGCTCATGACAGTGAAAGCAAAGCGTTTTCGCATCGGGGTGGAAGGTGCCACCACCGACGGACGCGAAATCCAGCGTGAATGGCTGGAACAGATGGCAGCCAGCTACAACCCGGCGGTGTATACCGCGCTGATTAACCTTGAGCACATCAAGTCTTATCTGCCGGACAGCACCTTTAACCGCTACGGCAAGGTGACGGCGCTGTTTGCTGAAGAAATCACGGAAGGTCCGCTGGCAGGCAAGATGGCGCTGTATGCCGACGTTGAGCCAACGGAGTCCCTGGTGGAACTGGTGAAAAAAGGCCAGAAATTATTCACCTCTATGGAAGTCAGCCCGAAGTTCGCTGATACGGGCAAAGCCTATCTGGTCGGCCTGGCTGCAACTGATGACCCTGCCAGTCTGGGTACGGAAATGCTGACATTCAGCGCCAGTGCAGCCCATAACCCGTTGGCAAACCGCAAGCAGAATCCTGCCAATCTCTTTACCGCTGCAGAGGAAACGGTGATCGAACTGGAAGAAATCCAGGACGACAAACCGTCCCTGTTTGCCCGCGTCACGGCGCTGTTTACCAAAAAAGAGCAGTCCGATGACGCCCGGTTCTCTGATGTGCATAAGGCCGTGGAGCTGGTCGCCACTGAGCAGCAGAACCTGAGCGCACGCACCGAAAAATCCCTGTCTGAGCAGGAAGAACGCCTGTCTGAGCTGGAGACTGCCCTGCAGGCACAGCAAACCGCCTTTAACGAACTGGTGGACAAGCTGAGTCATGAAGACAGTCGCCAGGACTACCGCCAGCGTGCAACAGGCGGTAACGCCCCCGCTGACACTCTGACCAATTGCTGATGGAGCACAAAACCCGATGAAGAAGAATACCCGCTTTGCTTTTAACGCTTACCTGCAGCAGCTGGCGCGTCTGAACGGTGTGGCAGTTGAAGAACTGTCCAGCAAGTTCACCGTGGAGCCGTCTGTGCAGCAGACGCTGGAAGACCAGATCCAGCAGTCCGCCGCTTTCCTGACGCTGATTAACGTCACGCCAGTGACTGAGCAGTCCGGTCAGCTGCTGGGGCTGGGAGTTGGCAGCACCATTGCCGGAACCACTGACACCACCGCGAAAGAGCGTGAACCTGTCGATCCGACGCTGATGGTCGATGTGGAATACAAATGCGAGCAGACCAACTTTGACACGGTGCTGACCTACGCGAAGCTGGACCTGTGGGCGAAGTTTCAGGATTTCCAGGTGCGCATCCGTGACGCCATCGTGAAACGTCAGGCTCTGGACCGCATCATGATCGGCTTTAACGGCGTGAAGCGTGCGAAAACCTCCAACCGTAGCGAAAACCCGCTGCTGCAGGATGTGAACAAAGGCTGGCTGCAGAAAATCCGTGAAGATGCACCGGATCACGTCATGGGCAGCACCACCACGGGCGGTGAAACCACACCGGGTGCGGTGAAAGTCGGGAAAGGTGGCGAATATGCCAACCTGGACGCCGTGGTGATGGATGCCGTCAATGAGCTTATCGATGTGGTCTACCAGGACGATGACGATCTGGTGGTGATTTGCGGTCGTGAACTGCTGTCTGACAAGTATTTCCCGCTGGTCAACAAAGAGCAGGAAAACAGTGAAAAACTGGCTGCCGATATGATCATCAGTCAGAAACGCATGGGTGGCCTGCAGGCCGTGCGTGCGCCGTTCTTCCCGCCGAATGCACTGCTGATCACCCGTCTGGATAACCTGTCCATCTACTGGCAGGAAGACACCCGCCGCCGCTCAGTTATCGACAACCCGAAACGTGACCGGATTGAAAACTTTGAATCCGTTAACGAAGCCTATGTGGTTGAGGACTACCGCTGCGCCGCACTGGTGGAAAACATCCAGATTGGCGACTTCAGCGCCGCAGCAGCAGAAACCGGAGCGTAATTCATGAGCCTGAGTCCCGCACGGCAGCATCGCCTGCGCGTTCAGGCTGAACAGGCCGCCCGCGAGGGCGGCAGCGTTCGCCACGCGTCGGGCTATGACCTGATGCTGCTGCAACTGGCGGAAGACCGCCGCCGTCTCAAGGGCGTTCAGTCCACGGTCAAAAAAGCGGAAATCAAGGTGGAGCTGCTGCCGAAGTACGCCGCCTGGGCGGAGGGTGTGCTGGCTGCCGGAGGCGCTCAACAGGATGACGTGCTGATGTACGTGATGCTGTGGCGCATTGATGCCGGAGATTATGCCGGGGCGCTGGAGATCGGGCGTCACGCCCTGCGTCATGGCTGGGTGATGCCGTTAGGTAACCGCAACGTGCAGACCGTGCTGGCAGAGGAAATGGCAGATGCAGCCCAGAGCGCAATGCTTGCCGCCACCGGCTTTGATGCCGATCTGTTGCTGCAGACCCTGGAGCTGACAGACGGTATGGATATGCCGGACCAGTCACGGGCGCGTCTGCATAAAGCGATTGGCGCTGTCCTGAGTGAAAGCAATCCGGCTTCCGCCCTTAATCATCTCAACCATGCGTTACAGCTCGATCCCCGCTGTGGCGTGAAAAAAGACAAACAGCAGCTGGAGCGCAGACTGCGCAATGACAGCCGCTGACAGAACGTGCCCCCGCGCACGGGCGGCACGGGGTGGCGAAAGGCACTGCCACATCAAAACCCCGTCCACCGCCCTCTATTTCAGGAGAAAGCAGCATGAAGTTTGTTGCGCCAGAACAGGCACCGGAACAGGCGGAAATCATCAGGAATACGCCGTTCTGGCCTGATGTGGACCTGTCGGAGTTTCGCAGTGTGATGCGCACTGACGGCACGGTGACGCAGCCGCGTTTAAAACAGGTTGCCCTGTCGGCAATTTCGGAGGTCAACGCAGAGCTGTATGAGTTTCGCAGACGCCAGCAGATGCTGGGGTATGCCTCGCTGGCAGAAGTCCCGGCGGAGCAGCTGGACGGCAAAAGCGAGCGCATTCAGCACTATTTCAACGCGGTTTACTGCTGGGCACGCGCCATGCTCAACGAACGTTACCAGGACTATGACGCCACGGCATCCGGTGCGAAGCGAGGCGAGGAACTGGCGGAAGCAAGCGGTGATTTATGGCGTGACGCCCGCTGGGCCATCAGCCGGGTGCAGGATGCGCCGCACTGCACAGTGGAGCTTATCTGATGAAAGTGCGTGCGCATCAGTATGACACGGTGGACGCACTTTGCTGGCGTCATTACGGGCGCACGCAGGGTGTCACGGAGCAGGTACTGAAGGCAAATCCGGGGCTTGCCGAATACGGCCCCTTTTTACCTCACGGGCTGCAGGTGGAGCTGCCGGACATTCCGACAACCACCACCGTGCAGACCGTCCAGCTATGGGACTGAATTATGACGCTTGAGCGAATCAGCGCCTTTATCACGTATTGCATCGCCGTCGTGCTGGCCTGGCTGGGCGATTTGTCCATCAAGGATGCCTCAACGCTGGGCGGCCTGATGATTGGTGTGCTGATGCTGGCTATCAACTGGTACTACAAACACAAAGCCTACCAGCTTCTGCGCGACGGGCAGATCTCGCGGGAGGACTATGAATCCATCAATCGTTAAACGCTGCCTTGTCGGGGCCGTGCTGGCTATTGCTGCCACGCTGCCGGGTTTTCAGCAGCTTCACACCTCCGTGGAGGGGCTGAAACTGATTGCTGATTACGAAGGCTGTCGTCTGCAGCCGTATCAGTGCAGCGCGGGTGTCTGGACCGACGGCATTGGTAATACATCGGGCGTCATTCCCGGCAAAACAATCACGGAACGACAGGCAGCAGAAGGGCTGATCTCCAACGTGCTGCGTGTGGAGCGGGTACTGGAAAGGTGTGTGAAGCAACTGCCACCACAGAAGGTGTATGACGCTACGGTGTCGTTTGCCTTCAACGTGGGGACGGGCAATGCCTGCAGCTCCACGCTGGTGAAATTGCTCAATCAGCGGCGCTGGGCGGATGCGTGCCGACAGTTGCCGCGCTGGGTTTATGTAAAAGGTGTGTTTAATCAGGGGCTGGATAACCGCCGTGCGCGGGAGATGGCCTGGTGTTTACAGGGAGCAAACTGAAATGAAAAAGAAATTAATCAGCGGACTGTTTCTGATGTTATGGATGGCGCTGTTAATCGCAGCAATGGTGTATCCGCAGGGGATTTTTCCGGTACTGGCAGCGTCCGGCGTTTGGGTAGCCTGTTTGCTGACATGGGCGGTAATTCCGGTAGCACTGGCTGCGTTAATTAAGAATGGCCCGCTCTGGCAGGAGTTAAGGGCATCTTTACTGAAGACAATTACCCGAAAAGAAAACGTATTTATCAGTTGGGTGATGCGATTGCTGATTGTTGTAAGTCTCGCCTGGACGGGGTGGGCTATTACCCTAGTCTTTTATCTACTGACCGTTATTGCCTTCTGGATCACCCGTAATCAGATGGCGCAACAGGTAGCAGCATGAACCGGTTGCTGCTGGTTGTGCTGGCGTTATTACTGGCGGCGCTGGGCTGGCAGACGTGGCGGCTGGCTGATGCCAGCCAGACCATCAGCACGCAGGCAGACGAGCTGCAGAGCAAAAGCCAGGCACTGGCAAAGAGCAACAGCCAGCTTATCAGCCTGTCCATTCTGACTGAAACCAATAACCGGGAGCAGGCGCGGCTCTATGCCGAAGCAGAACAGACCAGCGCGCTGCTGAGACAACGACAACACCGGATCGAGGAACTGAAACGTGAGAACGAGGATTTACGCCGCTGGGCTGATACTCCTTTGCCTGCTGACATTATCCGGCTGCGGGAACGTCCGACGCTCACCGGAGGTGCAGCTTATCGTCAGTGGTTGTCCGCGAGTGACACCGTGTCGGCTGGATCAGGCAGCGCCGCGCACTAACGGTGATCTGAACGCGTTGTTGGATGAAACGGAGGCCGCCTGGGCGGTCTGTGCAGACAAAGTGGACATGATTATTGCGTGTCAGGAGCAAAACAGTGAACAAACCACAATCCCTGCGCCACGCCCTCAATAAAGCTGTGCCTTATGTCCGCAATAACCCGGACAAACTGCATCTGTTTGTGGATAACGGTTCGCTGGTTGCCACGGGGGCCAGCTCCATGTCGTGGGAGTACCGTTACACCCTGAACGCGGTGATTGAGGATTTCAGCGGCGACCAGAATCTGCTGATGGCCCCGGTTTTGCTGTGGCTGAGGGATAACCAGCCCGATGCCATCAATAACCCGGCGTTACGGGAAAAACTATTCACCTTTGAGGTGGATATTCTGCGCAACGATGTCTGTGATATCAGCCTGAACCTGCAACTGACGGAGCGTGTGCTGGTCAGCACTGACGGTAGTGTGTCGAGTGTTGAAGCTATAGCGGAACCTGATGAACCTGAAGAAATGTGGACGGTGAAACGTGGCTGAACTGCAGAAGGTGGACGACTGGCTGAGTGCCTTGCTGGCGAATCTGGAACCAGCCACGAGAAGCCGCATGATGCGCCAGCTGGCGCAGGAACTGCGCCGGACACAGCAGCAGAATATCAGGATGCAGCGCAATCCAGATGGCAGCAGTTATGAACCGCGCAGGGTAACAGCACGCAGCAAGAAGGGGCGCATCAAACGTCAGATGTTTGCAAAGCTGCGCACCACAAAATACCTGAAAACTGCCGCCAGCACCGACTCTGCCAGCGTGCAGTTTGAAGGCAAGGTGCAGCGCATTGCCCGCGTTCACCATTACGGCCTGCGAGATCGCGTCAGTCGTAAGGGACCGGAGGTGCGTTACGCAGAGCGTCGCCTTCTGGGTGTAAATGATGATGTTGAGGCAATGACCCGCGACATGATTCTGCAATGGCTGGCGGGGTGATCTTTGTATCAGCACTGATACAAGTTGCAGCACTGCCGCCTTTCTTCCCCTGATGGCAACCTTTCCCTATGAACGCACAATTAACCGAAATCATGCGCCTTATCACCAACCTGATCCGCACAGGGGTAGTCACCGAAGTGGACAGGGAAAACTGGCTTTGCCGGGTGAAAACGGGCGAGCTTGAAACCAACTGGATCAGCTGGCTGACGCTGCGTGCCGGGAATGCCCGTACATGGTGGCGACCATCGGAAGGTGAGCAGGTGGTGCTGCTGAGTCTGGGCGGCAATCTGGAAACCGCCTTTGCGCTGCCCGCTGTCTATTCGAATCAGTTCGCACCACCGTCGACGTCGGCGGACGCCTGCGTGACAGAACATCCTGACGGTGGCTGGTTTGAATACGAACCCGCCACCGGGCGCTGGTATGTCAGGGGCATCAAATCAATGGTCATTGAGGCTGCTGACAACATCACCATGAAAACCAGTGAGTTTGTACTGGAGGCTGACCGCACGCGCATTAACAGCGAAGTGGTGATCAATGGTGGCGTTACCCAGGGCGGCGGAGCGATGAGTTCTAACGGGATCGTGGTTGATGCGCATCAGCATACTGGCGTCCTGAAAGGCGGCGATACAACCGGAGGCCCGGTATGACGCTTTATAGCGGGATGAACAATACCAGCGGCAAAGTCATTACTGATATTGATCATCTGCGCCAGTCGGTGCGGGACATTCTGCTGACACCGCAGGGTAGCCGTATTGCCCGCCGGGAATATGGTTCCCTGCTGTCGGCACTGATAGATCAGCCACAAAATCCGGCATTACGCCTGCAGGTCATGTCGGCAGTGTATGTGGCGCTGAGTCGCTGGGAGCCACGGCTGACGCTGGATTCCATCACCATCAACAGCAATTTTGACGGTTCAATGGTGGTGGAGCTGACCGGGCGGCGGAATAACGGTGTGCCTGTGTCCCTTTCCGTATCAACAGGAGCAGAGAATGGCAGTGATTGACCTTTCGCAGTTGCCTGCACCGCAGATTGTGGATGTGCCGGACTTTGAGACGCTGCTTGCCGAACGCAAGGCAGAATTTGTGGCGCTTCATCCGAAAGATGAGCAGGAAGCAGTGAGCCGCACGCTGGAACTGGAATCTGAACCCGCCACTAAATTGTTGCAGGAGAACGCTTACCGTGAGTTGCTTCTGCGCCAGCGCATTAACGAAGCCGCGCAGGCGGTGATGGTGGCTTACGCGATGGGCGGCGATCTTGACCAGCTCGCTGCCAACTACAACGTGACACGCCTGACGGTGACGCCTGCTGATAATGATGCTGTGCCGCCCGTTGCAGCTGTGATGGAAAGCGATGAAGCGTTGCGCCTGCGTGTGCCTGCAGCCTTTGAAGGGCTTTCTGTTGCGGGGCCAACTGCAGCTTATGAATTTCATGCCCGAAGCGCCGACGGTCGGGTGGCGGATGCCAGTGCAACCAGCCCGGCACCTGCAGAGGTGGTGCTGACTGTCCTTAGCCGCGAAGGCGATGGAACTGCAGAAAAAGACCTGCTGGACGTGGTGGAAAAAGCTCTGAACAGTGAGAACGTCCGCCCGGTGGCTGACCGTCTTACGGTTCGCAGCGCAGAAATCATCCCGTATCGCGTGGAAGCCACCATTTTTCTCTATCCTGGACCGGAAGCAGAGCCGGTAATGGCAGCGGCAAAAGCCAGCCTGCAGAAGTACATCGCCAGTCAGACGCGTCTTGGTCGGGATATTCGCCGTAGCGCCATCTTTGCCGCCCTGCATGTTGAGGGGGTGCAGCGTGTGGAGCTGGCTTCTCCTCTGGCGGATGTGGTCCTGAACAAAACACAGGCGGCATCATGTACGCAGTGGAGCGTAACCAACGGAGGAACGGATGAATAGTCTGCTGCCACCGGGTTCAACACCACTGGAGCGCCGACTGGCGCAAACCTGCAGCGGGATTTCTGATCTGCAGGTGCCGCTTCGTGATTTGTGGAATCCGGCAACCTGTCCGGTCAGCTTCCTGCCTTATCTCGCCTGGGCGTTCTCTGTGGATCGCTGGGACGAGGGCTGGACAGAAAGCGTCAAGCGCCAGGTGGTGAAGGATGCTTTTTATATTCATCAGCATAAAGGGACCACCAGTGCCGTGCGGCGGGTGGTGGAGCCGTTCGGATTCCTGATCCGCATTATTGAGTGGTGGCAGACCGGAGAAACACCGGGCACGTTTCGCCTGGATATCGGCGTGCAGGACCAGGGCATCACTGAAGATACCTATCTGGAACTTGAGCGACTGATAAGCGATGCCAAACCATGTAGCCGCCACATGATCGGCATGTCCATCAATCTGCAGACCAGCGGCCCGCATTGGGTGGGAGCCGCCAGCTATCTTGGCGAAGAAATCACGATCTATCCGTATATCAACGAAACGATTATTTCCGGTGGCACCGCGCATGAAGGCGGGGCGGTCCATGTTATTGACACAATGAGAGTGAATCCATGAGCACAAAATTTTATACCCTGCTGACGGATATTGGCGCGGCGAAACTTGCCAGCGCCGCCGCGCTCGGTGTGCCGCTAAAAATTACCCATATGGCGGTGGGCGATGGCGGTGGAGTATTGCCAACGCCGGACGCAAAGCAGACGGCACTGGTAAATGAGAAACGCCGGGCTGCGCTGAATATGCTTTATATCGACCCGCAGAACAGCAGCCAGATTATTGCCGAACAGGTGATCCCTGAAAACGAGGGCGGTTGGTGGATACGTGAAGTGGGCCTGTTTGATGAGTCAGGGGCATTGATTGCCGTGGGCAACTGCCCGGAAAGCTATAAGCCGCAACTGGCTGAAGGTAGCGGGCGCACTCAGACCGTGCGCATGGTGCTGATTACCAGCAGCACGGACAATATCACCCTGAAAATCGACCCTGCTGTAGTGCTGGCAACCCGCAAGTATGTGGATGACAAGGCACTGGAGCTGAAGGTGTACGCGGATGATCAGATGGCAAAACATCTTGCCGCACCGGACCCGCATTCACAGTACGCGCCAAAAGCCAGCCCGACATTTACCGGAACCCCCAAAGCGCCAACGCCAGCGGCGGGGAATAATACCACGCAGGTTGCGACCACCGCGTTTGTTCAGGTGGCACTCACGGCCCTTATTAATGGTGCGCCAGCCACGCTGGACACGCTGAAAGAAATAGCCGCAGCCATTAACAATGATCCGAATTTCAGTACCACCATTAACAATGCGCTGGCACAAAAAGCGCCGCTGTCGAGTCCGGCACTCACCGGAACTCCAACAGCACCTACTGCGGCACAGTCGGTCAACAATACACAGATTGCCACTACAGCTTTTGTGAAATCAGCGATTGCAGCAATGGTGGGGTCTGCACCCGCGGCACTGGATACACTGAACGAACTGGCGGCGGCACTGGGGAATGATCCGAACTTTGCCACGACAATGCTTAATGCGCTGGCAGGTAAACAACCGCTGGACAATACGCTTACCAATTTGAGTGGAAAGGATGTAGCTGGTCTTCTCGCATACCTTGGTTTGGGAGAAG